CCCCGCCGCCAAGATAGGCCATTGTTGCAAAGTCTGCTACAGGCGCAAGCCTATCCAAAAGACTTCTTTTAGCTAATCTTTTTTGGTCTTGCAATTGTCCAAGATTTACACCATAATTTGCTTGTTGAATAAGTTTATCCCAATCTAAGTCCGTTTCATATTCACTAAGTCGTCTAGCAGGTTCAACACCACCTCTAAGTAACTCTATCATTCTTCTTTGCTCTTGCCCATAACCCATAATATCTTTTTCAAAACCTCTTATATCTCCTTCGTAGCCCCCTCTTAATCCAAGCCAATTCTTGAGTCTATTCACTTTCAAGTCTGCTAAAATCCCAGCCTGTCTACGCTGAAGTTCTCCCGCTTGCTGTGCTGTCCCTGTATGTACTCCTCCTACATTAAACAATCTTGAGAGTGCTCCCGCTGTGGCACTATCTACGTTTTGTCCTCTTTGCTCCATCCCTATACGAAGGGCTTCATCAACCTCTCCGGTGAATGGGCCGCCACCAAACAATCTTTGCATCTCTGCTCCACGCTCCCCCCTTCTTAAATCCGCTTGTGCTCTCAAGTCATCCCACCCACCAAATATATTCTGCTGGTCTGGAGAGAAAGCGAGATTTATCCCCTCACGACCATACATTGTACTCCCAAAAGGATCTTCGTACATACCAGGAGTACTTTGAAACCTCTGAAATCGAGGTAAAAGATCTGCAATAGCACCTCTTGTTCTTTTTGAAGGATCTTTGTCCTTACCAAAAACACTTTTCACAAGCTTACCAAGAAAGAACTCCGGCTGCCCGGTGACAGGATTAATAGAATTAGCTTCCGAACCCACAGTATATCTATTGGGGTCAAGCCCCAACGCTTGCATACTAATATCTATATCTCTGTCCAAGCTCTCTGGAAGTACTCCTTCTGGAGGAAGGACTCTTTCATCCTCACTAACGTGAGCAAGAAAGTTATCCCCGAATCTCCCAAAACTTTTTATAAAGTCTGCCTGTGAATTAACTGCCATCTTTTATCTCCACCAATTTTTCTTTAAAATTGTAACCTTGTCTATACATCCTTTCGGTATTACCGTATCAAAACTTAGCAAGCCTTCCTGCCCATGCCAACCAACTGTTGATGCGATAATTATAAAATCTTTATTATCCTCCAGTATTATTCCCGGAGTTTTTACTGTTGCTATCGTCATTTCCTTCGTCGAATCGAACCAATCTGCGTGGGTCGATGTCGTGTCCCACCAAGTAACCAGAACTAACGGCCTCTTCTTTAGCTCGTTGAAACTCCAAGACGGCAACTGTGGCTCTTTCAACTCCATCAACAACCTCTTTTTTCATTTGACTAATTTCTGCCGCAGGTCTGTGGGTAGTTTGAATAAGCTCTACCATTAAAGATTGAGCCATAGAGAACCCACAACCACTCTTTATTAACTGCTCTCCGGTTGCTTTATCCGTCCAAATCTGCTCCCACCAAGCAGGGCACCCGTCCTCTTTATTGCTTTGAGGGCACTTCTTACAATTAAAGGCATTCTTATACCTTTGGTGGGTGACAACTTCAGTCTTCATTATTACCTAGTCTTTTGAACAAGCAATGACCTCTACGTGAGCCGGTCGCCAATTGCCGTTTGCCATTGTGCCACTCGCAGGAGCAATATTTGAACTAGTAACTGTAGTTGATATATTAGCAGCGGATGAATTACCAGAATTACCTGCTACATTGTGGACATCTGTGTTCCCGCAAAAAATTCCCGTACCGCCAAGCGCACTACCGAGATCACGACCTAAAGTAATTGCATAATTGCCATCACTGTGAGTGTGAGCAGGTAACGAACCAGAAAAAGCAGTAGAAGGAAAATTCATTTTCAATTCCGTACTGGATATAGTCCAATTACCCGCTGTGTCTGGTGTCCCATCATTGGTTACACTAGACTTAATTATAGGGACTACATTATTCCAAGTAGTAGATAAAGTCCACCCTGATGGAGCAGCCGTTCTCACAAATAACATCATAGTACCCGAGGGTATCTCAGAGGTAGTAGTGTCTCGTTTAGTCGCTATAGCTGTGGCTATTGCACTAAACTCTGTATCGACATCGCTACCTTTGATAACCTTTGACGCATTCCCGGAAGCAAGGCTGTCTTTTGCAGAGAAGTCTGTTGTTTGCGAATAATTACTCATACTTATCTATCCTCTCTCCCTAATTTCATAAAAAGTGACAACTGCTCCACACAAATTTCATTGCCCGCTGATTCAATTTTAAATCCTATACTCCAAACTCTACCTTCTTTAGACGCGGATGTTTTTAATCTCGAAAGAGAAAGTCCTCCTCCCCACTCTGCAATATTCCACTCAGAAGTTCCCCACTCCGCTAAAGTACCTGCACCTGGAATAGTTAATTGCTTAGATCCTGTTTTGCCTGAAAAATCTGTAGCCCACTTCAAAGTAATCTGCTGCCCGCTTGCCCCTTCTAATGCAACACCTACTTTCTTTAATATTTTTGTTCTTGAACTATCAAAGTCTGCATAAATACTTTCCCAATCACAAATATAATTAGTGGCAACGGCAGAATTAGGCAGTGTATCTTGGTGACCACTATAGGTGCCTATACCGCCTTTAGCGCCAATATAAGTTTCCTGTTCATCGTAGGCAAAACTATACCAATCAGTATTAACAAACTTTGTAATTCTAACAGGAGTCTTTTCATCCAAGGTATACATATCAACAACCCAGATATTTCCTGATGGGGCTTTAAGCCAGTATTGTCCTTCTTCTAAATCATAATTTGATCTAATAGTAGAAGCATCCCCAGAAGTCATATCTGCCACTAGTTCTCTACGAACCAACTTTGAAACCTCTGCAAGTTCTACTTTATCTGTAGAAAATATAACCTGCTTTAAAGATCTTATCCCTGTAGCAGAGAGAAAATATAAGTCATTACCGATCCTTTGAATACTATCTCTAGCTATACAGCCTACACCCTGTATGATTTGTTCTAGGCCAAGACTACCTGGAGCATCCGGGCTATTATAAATAATAATACTATCCCTGAGAAAAGCTACAAGAAATCTGTCAAAAGAAGAAATTGCTGTTAAATCATCATAGCCGTGGGCGACTGCTCCCGCAGTCCCAAGTACATTTATTTCTCCTCCGCCCGTTGACCAATGTGTTTCATCAAGCAAAGCACAATAGGATATAATATTTTGGCTTGTACCTGTATCTCCTTTCTGTGCCCAAAGTCTGCCAAAGGCGCTATGTAATATATTACCGTCCGGCACTGTGCCGCTCGCTGCACTGATAGCCGCAAAGTTACCTGTTGTAGCGACAATCATAGTATTATTAGTTCTAGCACCAACTACTTTATCGTTAAAATTTACAAACTGCCAATCATTTCCACCAGCAACAGTAACACCTGTTCTGTCAACAAAGTCGGTAAATGGAGAAGCTAGTACATAAATCTTTTTAGTTATAGATCCTCCCGAAGCTGTTCGTGCCCCCGCAGTAGCTATTAAACTATTACCTCCAGAGTGATTGTACATAAATAGTTGTTCAATATCTGGATAGTCCAACAAACCTATAAACTTCTCTACTACAGAACTCCCTCCTCCAGCAGTACTACCAGAAGAAACTGTGTCTAAAACTACTACAGTGTAAGTATCATCATTAGCAGCAACAGAGGCTAATGTATGGGAAGCATTTATTACACTAGCATCTATGCCGTCTACTGCGGCAGAACCACTAAAAGTAACTACATCTCCAGCAGCCCTGCCACAATCTGTGTGAGCTACCGTTAAAACTGTAGAAGCTTGCGCGCCAATAGAGACATTAGCAGCAGGAAAAGCGGAAAGAGCTACTGCTGTGACTGTCTTGAACAAAGCTGTACCGGCAACTGTTTCTGCCGACCCTGTTAATGTTATTGTCTCTTCAAGACTATTTCCTAATACATCTGTCCCTGTAATAGTGACAATTTTACCACTATCAGCAGTCCCGGCAGTCGTAGTACTTACGAATCTTGGAGAAGAAAAAGTAACAGAACCTCCGCTTGCTAACGCTCCTGTTATACTAAAGCTCAACATAGGTTGCTGGGCTACAGAGACTCCATCTACATCCGCAGCATTTGTAGAGGCTGCTGTCGTTATAGGATTAGATCCTAGCGTAGTTGCCTCTTTAGCACTTGTTGGAGAAAACCCTTTCCTATTACAAAGTCTACCTGAAGCATCATAAGCTACATTGTCTGCAAGCTTGGCATACTCTGGTGTTTTTTGTACAGCCTCCCCCTCGAAATTTAACCCGTGAATTCCAGGCGCTCTAAGTACAACAGACTGTAGTTGACTTGCCAATTAATAATCTCCTAGCACAATCCAATCTCCTCCGCCTTGAGCTTGCCACTTGTGACGTTGCTCAAAAGCTACAGCATCTCCTAATGCTTGCTGATATGCCATTTGTATCTCCGAAGAAGCTTCTCCCTCGTCTTCACCCCGCTCTCTGATAGCTAAAGCCAAAGCTTTCAAATAAACAGGATACCAAGGAACCTTAGTATAATCCGTTTCAGTAGTCATATCTTCTTCTGGAATGATTACCTCAACATCCATATCATACACAGCATCGGGTACTAAAAAGAATCTAATATTCATAGATTGAGTATTATTATACCCCGCGTGTGCATAAGCAAACGGCTCCTGTTGATCTTCGTTATTAGCTTGGGTTTGTATTCGTATCCACTCAAAAGGGCGCGGTGTCAACCGGACATCTGTTGTAGTATTATACACATCCAAAAGCCTAGATCTTTGATTAGTAAAAGCTCCTGCCCCGGCATTCTCTACAGCATAGGTTTGTGTGCCTGCCACTGTAGAAACAGTAACAGTAGTTTGTAAAGCTACCCAATCAAAAGCATCTTCTACCTCTCTTTTAGCATCATTGATCAAACGAAGTAAAGTTGAAGAGTAATCTGTTTCATCTACAGTACCTACCTCTGATTCGCGCAAGCGAACTAAGATTTTATTTATTATCTGTAGAGCTGTTGTGACTGTTTGAGACATTAATTACTCCCGTTAAAAGAGGGGGCCAAAAGCCCCCACTCAGTTAAGCATCTGCAAAAGGCACGACCCGAACTCTTAAAGTCCCAGAATCCAAGTTTATTGCACCTCCTGTGTTATTAGCCAGAACTGCTGTCACTGTGTTGGCTGCGGTAACTGCCGATGTTAGCATTAAATCAGCCACATCCAAAGAGAACGAAGACATAACAAAGTCGCCAAGGCTCGCGCCGGGAACTGTTACATCTACCGCCTCTTCATTGCCATCAGCAATACTACTCGCATCCCAAGTTGCAGAGACAACAGGAAATCCTGATAATCTTGACATTAGATTTCCTCCTTATTTGTTTAAATTAAATAACTTCGCGTGGGATAACCATTATATACAAAGTAGCAGATGCTAAGTCAATAGCGCCACCAGTATTATTAGCCAAGACTGCTGTTACAGTATCTGCTGCGGTAACAGTAGCAGTAAGGGTTATGTCTGTGGTATCTATACTCATAGATGCAAAAGCAAAGTCCCCAAGCTGTGCCCCTGTTACGGTCACATCCTCAGTTGCTTCGTCCCCATCTGCGACACTACCCCAATCTTTTGTTTCAGAGGCAATCGCAAATTTAGTCACGGACTGCCCATAATAAGTGCTCGATAAAGCCATTATAAATCTCCTTTAGAATAGGGGGAAGATTATTCCCCCATTAAATTAAATTACGTCGTTTAGGCAACAACCGCGATTTTAATGCCAGCGTCATTACGAAGCTCGCCAGTACCATAAATGGTGTCAGCGGTAAACAAGTCTCCTAAGAATTCTTGTTTGTACTGCGTCTGTGTACGCACACCCATCTGCTCAATGTGAACCATTGCAGATTTGTGGGCCAAGAGACACAAACGGGCATCCTGAGAGCCTTCCGTATCTGTCGGGCTGTTAGTGGAAACATAAATCGGAATACCGTAAATATCTCC